TCCAGGTATCTGAAAAAGTCCCAATGTGCCAGAAACAGATATTCTTTTAGGTGCCATCTCGTAAGGAAGTGGATCATCAATAGTATAGATCTCTGTAACCTCTGTTTGAACATTCCAAGATACTTGAAAAGCAAAACCTATTAGGTTGCCATTTACTCTAAGTACAGTTCTAGAACCAGACATAAACTTAGCACCAGGTCTAGTAGTAAAAACTGTACCAGCTTGAGACAAGACATTTTCAGCAACGCCTTGTGCTATAGCTCCAACACCTTCTCTTCCAAAACCTCTACGAGACATATATCACCCTAAGAAAACAATTGACCTATACCAGAAGAATCTGCAACAAAACTATCTTCATCTAGGTATTGAGCAACAAATTGAAAAGTTTGTGTCATAACACCCTTTACGGGCACCGCTGCATCCATCTGTGTTATTCTACAACTTCTTATTCTAGATAAACCAGAATATGAAGAAAGTGTAGTAGTGCCTAACGAGGATATAAATCCTCCAAGAGATTGAGGAGATTTTTCGACTGGCAGCCGTTGATAAACCTCGATATCGAATGTTAAAGCTTCTTGCAATTGACTTGGATCAAGTGATGCTTGTGCCTTACCATCATTGCTAAAATTACCGACGGTTCTACTTAAAATATCTCTCCCAGACCCGCTTCTATTCACTGTCCACGATCCGATACCATTTCCATCATTGTTTGAGCCGTTAGGAGCAACTAAATTGTTTGCGCTTAATCTTTTTACAGCACCCTCAGTGTACCTAACTATAGTAAATCGTCCTGTAACATTGTAAGACATTGGCTCTAATGAGTTGGCTTCATACGTGCCTAATGTTTTTGGTGTTGCGTGTGGAATTGAAACCGTATAAGAAAGATCAACGGCGTATGCTAGAGTTACACCGTTTACTTTTATCTTACAGTTTTTACCTGTAGGAAAAAACGCTGCTTTTCCAGACATACGCCACCTTTATTGTCTTATCTTAAGAACTAAGATCCTCTTCACCACTTGGTCCAGATGTGAACGAGTCATCATCTGCAAGCTCTGCAACAAACGTAAAAGATTCTTGAAGAATTCCGCGTTTATTAACTGATCCAGCCATTCTGGTTAATCGAGCATCTCTAATTTTCTTTATTAAATATACACCGGCAGCTTCACCATCACCAGTTGGATCATTTTGTTTCTTTTGAAACACTTCGATATCAACTGTTTTAGATGTGAGTATTTTTGCAGGATCAAAATGAGAGTCCATTGCTTCTGTAGCGCCCGGTGCTTGCCAGTTTCCTACACCATTACCGTTAGCTGCTGCGCCAGTGACTCCGCCAGTTTTAGCAGCTTTAGTGTACCTAACGATTGTAAAACTACCACCAATTAGAGTAGCAATAGGCTCATTTGCTAAAACTTCGTATCTACCCATTGTCTCTACTGGAACAGTAGCAACATCGATTGTGTACGAGATATCTGTAGCATAAGCCATCGTAACACCAGCAATTCGTATTTTGGCATTACTACCTGTAATTAAACTTGTCTTCTTACCCGCCATAACATTTCTCCTTAGGTATCCTAGAAACCATTTTACTTAGGACTTCGGCGACCATCGCCGGTCTTATTTATTATATAGTATCAGAAACTTGGTTGTGATGCAGTAGTTGAGGTACAATTGTTGAAGGAGAAGACCATGAAGACGTGTAAGATATGTGGCCACACAAAGCCAATAGATCTGTTTCACAAAGAAACTAAGGGCAAACTTGGTCGTAAATCTAGGTGCTCTGAGTGCACTACTAAGCTGTCGCAGCAGTGGAAGGTAGCAAACAGCGAACGTGAACAAGAAAATCGCAAAAGATGGAATCTGCAAAACAAGGAGCGACATAAGGCCTCTACCTATACATGGCGAAAAAATAACCAAGAAGCACACAACTCTTATGTAGCCTCGTGGCAAAAGAAAAAGAAAAGTATCAGTGCAGAATACAAGTTTCTTGCAAATGTGCGCTCTTTGGTTTCTAACCACTTTGCTAGAAGATCTATTTGCAAAACTAAACACTTAGAGAGCTTATTAGGTATTGAGTGGAATCAGTTCTACAACCTAACCATCAACAATCTACAGCCAGGAATGACTGTGGATAACTATGGAGAATACTGGTCTTTTGATCACACTTGTCCCTGCTCGGTGGCTATAAATAAAGAAGAGTTAGAGAAGCTTCAGCATTGGTCCAATTGGAAACCAATGATTCATGTAGAAAATCTATCTAAGCAAGACAGTTTAACGCCTGAAGCTATAGAGATGTGCCGCAGATTACTTGGAAGAGATCCATAAAAAGAAACGGGTTGGATTCATCCAACCCGTCCTTAAACTAACTTTAGTAAACCTTAAGCCGATTGACTTGCTCTTTGCAGAGTGATGTCGCTGAGCACGAAATCGATACCTTCGACCAATTTTACAGTAACCGTAATATAGATAGTGTTTCCTTCTATTCTTACACTCAAGTCTTTATAACCGTTAGGTGCATCTGAGGTGCTAACTGTAATACCTTGAGCCAAGAAAGTGCTAAGGACAGATTCTGCCGTAGATTTAACTTCTGTAGCTCGAACCGTATTCTTAACGCCAACATATCGCGCTTCCATGGTGTTTCGGAAGTTGAACGCAACAATGTCAGCCGCATATATAACATTGCCTCTATTGTATATCCAGTTGTCATCTACACCATAGGTTGTATTATCGACTACAATTCTAAAACCACCAGTCCTTGGTGCTTCAAGGAATGTGATACCAGATTGAATTGCATCATCGTATTCTGTATCTGGATCAAAATCGATAACGATATCTTCTTCCGCCGTAGTCATAGATTGACCTGTCTGACGTATACCAGAGCAGTTCATAAACTTAAATGTCATAGGAAGACCGATAGGAGCTCCGCCGCGAGCACCAGAAACTAAACATGCCAAAGCCCATGGTTGGAACCACTTAATAGTTCCTGCAGCGTCGATCTGACGAATATCCTGAATCATGAGCTGTAGACGAGCATCAGCAAGATCTCCGGCCTTATCTTTAGAATCAGAATAACTTGCTTTATGAGATAGATATCCTTGACGCTCAGAGCGTTGCTTTGTGGTCTTCATCAGCGAGATGTGTGTTTTAACGGCTTGGTGTATTCCATCTATTGTGTAAGTAGAAGCTGCATCAGTTAAAGAATCTGTTATGTCATCTGTTGCATCTCTTGAGAACAACGGAACAATAGCATTAACATGAAATTTCTCAAACTTAGCGAGAGCTGCTACTACTTCAGCGGAAGTGGTACCGCCTTTTGCACCACCACTTAAGAACGACTCGCTTACCGCATCAGGTAAACCCTTAGATATTGGCGATACAAGTTCGCACAGTATAGATGAATCAAACATATCTTTGACGCCATCTGCATCTTTTTTGATTCTTGCTGGTTTTACATTAGAGTCAGAAGCAAGTGCCCCTATACTATTAACATGATCTAGTACAGATACTGGCAATTGATTATATACACTGGCAGTCACAGTAGCAGACCAACCACTTACAAGGGAAATCGCATCCGCTAGTTGCTTAATGGTGTTGTATGAATTTTTTTCTAAAACAACAGTATCTATAGAATCTGTAAGCGTTATCTGAGCTGCAGATATGCTTACAGTAGCTGTACTAGGACTTCCAGATGGCCCGCGACCAATAGACAATACAACGTTTCCACCAACAGTATCTGTTTCTTGAATATTATCTCTCTTTTGATCCAACCTGATAGAAGCAACAGGTTCCACAGAAGAAACCTTAAGTCCAGCGGTTAAACCAAGAGATGCAAGATGTGAAGGAGTGGAGTCGATTAATTCAAAACTCTCACCAAAACCATCTCTGTGTTTGTTTGCTACCGCTTTAGTGCTAATAATAAGAGCATCACCAGAGTTAGATGCAACTAAAAATGAACTAAAAGCAGGAATACCATTTAATTCTGTTACTAGAGCATCAATATCCGCGTGCCCGCTGCCTCCTAGTGTAACAGTCGATGTTGCACCACCGTTATATCGATAAGAGAAAGATTTGTTGTTTAGAGCAGCTCCAAAAGAACCGATAACAGAGCCAGTTACACTAGCTTGACCAGTGTTAGATAGTGTATTTTTAAGAGTAATTCTGTTTCCACCTATACCCCACTCACGAGAACGAATCGTCCCATACGACGCTGCAAGCGGTCCACTTGCACGAACTGATGTGTTTGTTTTATAAACCCAAACAGTTTGAGCACCACTAGGAATCGCACCATCGGCAGCAGGAGAGAACAAGAATGCAAGAGCATCAACAATAGAACCAGAACGATACTTAGCACGAGCTTCGCTTAAGCGGTCTGCCGTATAGAAGTTTTGTGAGATATCTACTTCGTTTGCACCTGGTGCTCCTGCATCTGCTTCACCGAAGATAGCAATAAGACCAGCAGGACCAAGAGGAATGTTTCCTCCAAGATCGATTTGAGTTTTAGAGTACGAACCGGGCTTGAAAATCGTTGCCCCATTGAAACTAGTGCTGATTGCCATAACTTCTCCTTTAAATTACCTTTAGTTCTTGTAAATCTGCCTTCATTAATAATTGCTTATCTATAAGGGGATATTCTTTACAGAACATCTCCCATTTTAACCTAGCATCTGGCCTAAAGTACCCTTTTATTTCTACTACACTGCCGTCAGACAATCTGAAATCAGGCACATATACATATCCACTACTGAGTAAAAATTTAGGCTCATATTCCCACTGAATGTTATTTGAATCTAACCATGTAGCATATTTAACTTCCCAGCTGCTGCGCATCTGAATACTTATATTGTTGTTTTTATAGATAAAATTAGGTCTATAGTTTATATTCTGTTTTGCTGCAGCTAAAGATAGTTTACTCTTTGTCTCTGCTGTGTGTGGTTTTCTAGGTAGGTTTTCTGCTTTACACGATATAGAACAGAACTGTCTTTTTTGCGGCGAATTTCTACTTACTTTAAAAGTAGCACTACAACCTACGCATAAATGCTCTACTTTACCTAAATAGTTTACAGGTCTCCAGTTTGGAAGCACTTTTTGATAATTTTTATTTCTACATTCTAATGTACAAAAAACAACATCTGTTCTTGTCAGTTGAGAAAGGTGTTTAAGTACCTTTTTATTACAGCCAGAACATGTGAATTCTTTTTTAGGCACAAGAGAGTCCTCATATAAATATCTAGCACTATTCTACTACATGCTGATACCTATAATAATAACATTTATGCCTGGCTGAAAACGTGATATAGAAAAATTAAAATTTTAGACCAAACTGTCTAGCAGCCCAGTCCCAGCGTTCAACCGTTTCATGTGTATCTAGTTTTCTGCCTTTAGCATCAGCCTTAAGAATGTCTTTAATGTAAGAAGGCTGTTCAAGAATAGGACTCCTAATCAGCCACCATTGCTCAAAATCTATCTTTTCTTCTTGCTTAAGAGGTGGTGACTTAAGGCGCTGTTGTCGTTCATATTCTTTTATTGCAGCAATATCAACGGTTTGAGTTCCAGATGCACTAGATTGTTTTTCAGAGGATCTAGTATTATCGACATCATCTCTTTTTTTAGACTTATTTTCCACTTTTAACCTCTACTCTTTCGGTTTTTATAGCAGAATTAAAATCAACTTCAGCTTCAAGCTCGTAAGGTCCTTCAAATACACTAGCATCCCAAGTGTGAAACACAGTACACCTCATTCTAACCCATCTGCTCCATATATTCTCTGGCATTTTGGCGGCATCTTTTTGCCAATCAGAAGCCGAGAATGTTTGAAGTTCTATACCCATACTCTGTGCTAAAGGTTTATACTTAAAAAGTATGTAAGATAGTATGTAGTACATCCATAGAACTTGATCTGCTGCTTTAGTGCCATGAATTCCTATATCTATAATTACGTTAAAACTAGATACACCTATATCACTCTCTTCACCATCCCCGTAAAAGTCAGATATAGCTGCATTTTGCTCCATCTCTGTGTCTGTCGATAGGTGAATACTATAACATGGAACTGTCTGTGGGCTAAGTATCCAGGCATGAACGGTTCTTATCTTCTCTGTGGTAAACCACTGCCAAATCCTATCAACATACGCTTGACCATACCCTTTTGCCATCAAAGGATGCTCGATCTGAAAAGCAAATATTTCATTAAATGCAGTTTGATCTTTTCTTAACTGTTGAATACCAAACTGTATTAGTCTTTGAACCGCTATTTCTGGCATTGTATGTGACATCGTTAATACTCCCTAATCATGTTTTCAGCCATAGACATATATTTGTTAACAACTTGATCTACTAAATTGTCTATATCTGATCTCAATCTTGCATTTATGCTCATAACAGTAGCGGTCATATCTTTATTCGTAGCAGGTTTTACCCAATCCGTCGAGGAGTCTTGTTTACTTGATGCCACTCTAAATGCTTTTGCTGGCTTAATCTCACTCTCTTTATATTTTGTTACTGCTCCACCCATGCCAAATGCAGAAGCCATACTAGATGCCATATCTGACGCCTTACTACTGCCTGTTAATCTTTTAATTGCGGCATCTATATCTTTAACAGTGGCTGATCTTTGATCTCCAGAGCTGGCCCCTATAGGTATCACTTTATAAAGTGTACCGTCTTTGGCAACCTTTGGATTCTTTAACAACCAAGGTAGCATAGGGTACGGAGGTTCGCTGAAGTCTAGTTTTCCAGAAGATGTACCAATTTGAACATACCCAGATGATGAATCTAACTCTATTTCTTTTAAAAAATCATCCGCGGACATCTCATCTGCGGACATTTCTGATTCTTTTACAGCATTCGACACTAAATCAACTAGATTCTCATGTATCTCTTGAGATGCATTATCTGTATATTCTTGAACCTCTGATGGCGATAACCCTAAAGAGCTGAGATATGAGCTCATCTGCATTATTCTTTGAGCTATCATGGTTCATCTCTTATTTCTTACCAGATTTGTTTATGGCCTTAGCGCGTATATCGTGCAAAAAGTTTTCTTTATCACTTCCAGTCCAGTCAGAATTAAAATCTATAACAATGTGTCCAGTTGGATGTATTATAACTTTAGGTTTGGATAAGTATATATAAGATTCTGAATAAACCTTAGATGGATTTTCTGGACTAGACGAATATGCTTCTACTTTCGAAGGCTTATTAGATGCTTTATCTATTTTTGATTGCAACTCTACAAGTTTTTCATGTAGCTCATCTATTTCTTTTCCTGCTCTATTGGCAAGCGAGTTGTGTTTTTCTTGAGTTTCAATAAGTTTTTCTTCTAATTTATCGAAAAGTTGCATTATTTTTTGTTCTGCTTGTTGAAGATCAACAGCATTTCCTTGACGAATTTCTTCACGAATATTTTCCATTTCGTCGTGTATATCTGCGAGATTATATGAACGATAATTATCAACTAATTTAGATACACCATCGTGAATAGTATCGTCTGTTAATTCTTCATCAGTGTATATATTTAGATCTGGATTATCTTCTGGTAAATACCACTCAAAAACACTCATGATTTCGCCGGTTAGTGCTGGAAGCGAGCGATTTACAAACTGATGTATGGTTTTAATTCCATCGTTGATATGACCAGAATATATATCATTTGCATGCTTACGTATTATTAAGCGGTATCCACCGAATTTAACTTCACGAGTTTCATCGTCATTCATTTTTGCTACAGAGTTGCGAAGTAATCTATATGCACCGTTCCCAACTAATTTTAACGCATCACCGTGTGTAAGCTCGTGAACTGCTGAATCGCGCTGAGATGTTCTTATTATATTTTTGCGTAGTTCTTCTTGTTTTAAGAGTAAGTTTATAGATTTGTTATCTGTTTTTTTAAGTAAACTATCTATATACATATACATAGAAGAATAGCAGCAAGAACGAAGATGTCCTAAGTCTATGCTTTCAATAGGATAAAAACCTACATCGCTTAATTCTTCTGTTGAATGATAGTTTGGTGTTTCACGAAGTCTAACTAAAAAAGTCTTATTGCCTTCTTCTTCGCCTAGTTCATGTACGGCTTCTTCATCGTGTAGTTCTACTCCAGCTTCTTCTTTTAATTCTCTAATAGCTGCCTGTTTTGGAGATTCATTAGCCTCTATTCCGCCACCAGGAAACGACCACGATCCCATGTCTTCGTCTTTTTTATTGTGACGACCTATGAGTATCTCACCTTTATCGTTTGCAACTATGATTCCTACACCGGTTCTTTTAGTTTTTTTAAGCTTCTTACGATCGCTCTTCTTATCCCAACGACCACCATGCATCTCTTTGCCTTTAGATTCTGGAACGTCTCTTGAATCACCAGAATATTTAGACGCAACACTGGCCGGAGGACCAGAATCACCGCGAGATGTCTTTCCAGATTTGCCAGACAAGATAGCCATCATCATGCGTTGTTGTTTTTTACTAGCGAACGCCGGCATTAAACACCACCTTTTCGAATGTTATCACTTGCCCAAAGTGGTTGAAGATTCTTATAATTACAAGCAATCTTAATGTTTTCTTTATTGGTTAAATCAAAACTTGATAACGGTATTATGTGATCTATATGCCAACCGTCATTAGTCCAGTTATTCCAACTCATTCCTGGCTGAAACTTAGATTCTAGATATTTCTTAAGATCTTCTATAGAGCAACCCAAATCACGAATCGCTGAACCAGATTTATTACAGTTTTTAATGGCCATATTAAGTCTAGCTCTAAGAACGCGTGTAAGTCGATACGATATGTCTGTTTTATATCTTAACAGTGCGATTTGTTTATACTCTTGTTTTTTAAATGCCTTATGTTCTTCTGTAGTTGGAGGGCGACCGTGATTTTTAGCATTCTTGTTGTTTTTCATTTTCTCAGACATGTATTTCTTAAATGCTTCAGTTTTAGGCGGGTTTGATTTGCTAGCACAAGATACACATCGTTTATTGAGGTTTACTTTGGCTTGATATCCCCTATTACGCCCACACTGCAAGCAGTAAGCTTTATAAAGCTTATTACCATTAGCTAATATCTTAAAATCTGCCAACACTATAAACTCCTCACATCATCATATATATTATAATTCATTATTATGATGAGCTACTTAACTTTTCCGGAGAGTTTGCTAAGAAGTCTCTCTTAACTACTACCTGTTGTGGTAACCTTATAGCTAACTTATTTCCAGTTTCTAATTGCTGCGACACTCGCAACTCTCTAAGAGGCTGTAATACGATGTAAACGGGATTTGC